AAGATGAACCACTTGACCCACTTGACCTGGGAAAGTCATATTCATATAACCTACTGCTTCTGCATGACCCATTGGCATATTTTGGTTAGCATCATCTTTTTTTATATTTCCGTTTGAATCAACAACTATCCATTTCCCTGTACCAGGCTCTTCTCCTAGTGATTCTGCCATTATCTTTTCGCCTTTATTTGTTTCTATGGTTACCCACCTACCATTTAGGGAGATGCCATCACTATTGATCTGGTTTGAACGACTAATTCGGCCGCGAATAGTGCCATCCATCATCCGGATCTGTAGGTCAATCCAGATTATGTTACTGACAGGCGTAAAAATTACCATTTTGGGGAGTTTCACAATTTTGCCAGCATTCCATGTCCCCTCCATATTTGGTGTTACGGTTGTTACCCGAGGCCATCGTCGCGGAGGACCCTTCCAAAACTTCGGCACCAAAATTTTAAACTCTTGCTCCCTACGCCGAATAGAACTGTCGCCGTTCACGAAACGGAGTGTCTTGACTCCATTATTATCAATGATCTTACCATTGGGATATGCTTCACTATTGGGAATTAAAGGCCCTCTACCCCTTAGAACAATCGAGTCTTGTAGCTTTTCCAATCCGTCTCGGTCGAACGGAGACAACTCCATGTGCACTATTCCGTCAGGACTTTCTATGGTCACCCATCCCTGCAGAGAGGTTCCATTACTAGTCATTCCTGTAAATTTATTGAAATCATCCTCCCTTATAGTTAATCTCTTCGCCTCTACCAACAAATCATTATTATCTAAGGAATTGAGTAATTTACGATTCGCAATAATGGCATCTCTCTCCGCCCCCTGACCAATCAGGGTGCCGAACTTGGTTATTAGGATTAACGTAATAAGCGCGTCTCGATGCGGCACCCCACGGCGCCAGATCCCCTTCACAAATGCACGAATGGTGCCGTCCGGAAAGACATATTGCTTATCAACTATGACTTGATCAGATCCCTCAATAGTGGCGATATCTTTACTCTCCCAATCATCAGTCCGAATTGTGGAAGTTACCGTGCCCCCAGACCCCTGCCCTAGTACTTCAAATATCTGCTCGCCACCAATTAATTGTGAAAAGAATGAGGGGTATATCGGCCGCGTGCCGGCAGAACCTTGTAGCATTGACGTGGCGGCGATCTCTTTATCTAATCCATTGGCCCCCAGAGTTGACCACCAACCATGGGATCGATGAGTTATTGTTGGGTTTCTTCTGTAAAGGGGTTTGCGCCCAGATGTATTATTAACGGCGTCCCATGGTTTGCCGCCTCGTATATATGTCTTCGGTAATTTTAGATCATCCTTCCCCACCTTGGCATCGTATATGTCAGCAAACTGGATGCGCCCGCGAATATCTGTACCACCTTTCGGATTTCGCACATCAACTATTACCCACCTAGCCGACCCATGGCGCAAATCATCGTCCTTCACAATCACTACTGGGGTATCTATCATGAGTAGTACCTCTATAGGATTTGATGATATTGTATAAATAAACAATGCATTATTGCGTCTTACTGACCACTTGCTCCCCACAGCCGGTACCGGTGGAACACCAATACTAAATGTATTAATATTAGAGATTAAATTATATATTAAATATCCTGCTAGAAAGAATATTAAATATATTAATATTTTATTCATTATAATATACTTTATAAAAAAAAAATTAAATAATTTATTCATATATTGAATTACCAGGTAATAACCAATTACTTGGACATTGATAACTTGAATTCTTATATTTATCAAATACTGCTTGACTTACACTTTGTCCATGGCAAGAATATGGTACATCATTTTCATCTTTACACATTAATAAATCTCCATTAGCGACAGGTATATTTTGGAATGGTAATCCTTGTATTTGTTGAAAAAAAGTTTCGATATTATTATTGCGATACATATAACATACAATAATAACTAGAAATACTAAGAGTAATTTCATTGAATCCATTATATATTATTGTAGATAATAATGTTTGCGAAATGTATCATTTTCTAAACAATTATTCATACATGGCATATATTCATCATATCGATTACCTACACAATTATTTAAACATACTTTAACTGGATTATTTCTTCCAGTCCATTTAACATATGTATCTGGAGTAAATCCTTCTATATTACATCCACAACTTTTAGGATATAAATATGTATACAGACAGTATAGAATTATGAATAGTATTATATATTCAAGCATTATATAATATATTATATTTTATTTCAAACGACATCGGCAGGATTCGAACCTGCGCGGGTAAAACCCAATAGATTTCAAGTCTATCTCCTTAAACCACTCGGACACAATGTCTTAAATAATTTGACTTATTCATGAATTAAAAAATTAAGTTATAAAATTATAATCCGATAAAAATATTTTACACTACTAACTTAAGAAAGACCTGCAATTCTTAGCTGTATATATCTCAATTAATATGTTTTTATCATGTTACAATATATTTAATCGTCTCTAGTAAACCACTATTAAATAGGTTGTGATTAGTCACCTTTCATTTTTATAATTCTTTTTTTATATGATTTTATTCTATTTTCTTTAGTTATTTTTAATTTTTGATAATTATATTTATTATATTTCTTAATAAATTTAATTATGTCTTGTTCGTGTGTAAATTTATCATTTGCAATTCTTGATAATAATAATATATTTTGCTGGCTTAATACTTCTTGAATAATATCCATAATATAATATAAATTTAATTGCAATAATCAAATTTATTATTTTATCATTGTTGGGCGCATTGAACTCCTTGTTGTTCTTCACTTTCTTGATTTAAATCACTTACATTTTTATAATATTCAATATTATATGAATCTTCATCAGAATATTTATTATTTAATTTAAATATTTCTTTTAATTTTGATTTAGTATTATTTGATAAATTATTTGGATATATTATCTTGAATAATATTAATAAGTCTCCGTATAATATTCCATTATTTGTTAAAAGTGGCATACCTTTACCATTTATTTTCATAATATAATCTGGTTTAATTATTTTATCAATATTAATATAAATATATTTATTGTTTAAATGTTCTAACTTAATAGTAGAACCACACAATGATTCTTCCAATGGTAATTCGATTTCAATAAATAAATCATTATTTTTTCTTTGAAATCTTTTATGAGGCACTTCATATAATTGTATAGTTAAATCTCCAACCACGCCCAATTCTTTAATATAATCACCTTTACCCTTTAATTGAATATCTTTTCCATCAACATTTCCCTTGCTTATATTTAAATTGTATTTCTTTTTTTGTTTTATAGTTCCTTCGCAATTACATTTATTACATTCGTAGCCAGATATAATAGTATAACCGTTTTGATTACAAGTATTACATGGTCTTCTAGATTGCTGAATCATTCCTGGACCAATTTGTATTGTTTGCATAACTATTTTAGTTCCTTGACACTCATTACATAATTGTTTACCATTATTTAAATATCCATTACCTAAACAATCTAAACATTTTATATTATTTTCTATTACAATTGTTTTTTTAGCACCTATACTTAGATCATCCAGGGTAACTTCAATTTTCTCTATTTTACTATTATGTTGACCTGGTTGTTTATGCATATGCTGTCCCATTAAATCAGATAAATCAAACATTCCTCCGGCCATACCTTGCATACTTGGCATACCAGGCATACCCTGCATACCCTGCATACCAGGCATCCCAGGCATCCCACCACTAAACATATTATTAAATAAATCAAATGGATTTACTTCACTCATATTACCCCCACCTTGTAATGCTTCATATCCAAATTTATCATATGTTTGCCTTTTTTGTTTATCATTTAATATTTCATATGCTTCACTAATCTCTTTGAACTCTGCCTCTGTTCCTCCTTTATCCGGGTGATGTTTAAAAGCCATCTTCTTATATGCTTTCTTAATAACAGTTTCATTTGCTGATTTTTCAATACCCAATGTTTTATATAAATCTTTCATTAAATTATAATAATTATATATTTTTAAATATTGAACTAATAATAAATATTTATAATATAATATAATAAATTAAACTAGTTATAATTATTACAACTGGATAATTAATATCCAGTGATTGTGTATTCCACAAAAATGTATTATATAATGGATGTATCATAAAATTTAATAAAGAATTGATATTAAATGATATTTTCCCTATACTATTAGGTCTTAGTAATATACCACCTACACTATATTCAACATAAATTATAAATAGTATTGTAATAATGAGAATATATAAACAGTAATTCATATAAGTTATTATATATTATTTTAGTTATTGGTGTCCGGTCTTTCCTCCACCTCCTCCACCTCCTCCACCTCCTCCACCTCCTTCCGGTCGATGTCTCCAGTAACTGGGATCACGATCTTTGCCTTTTTCTGTCCATGGCGGGTACGTGCCTGCAAAGTGATAAACACCACAATTTGATTCTTCATCATCATCTTCATCAGTAGCAGCAGCATCATCTGGTTCACTAGGGTCATTAGCAGCAGCAGCATCATCTGGTTCACTAGGGTCAACAATATGCATATGTATGCCAACTGGCGCAAATGAACCAGATAGTACAATTTTTATTGCTTTAGTTAAATTTAAATATAATACATTTTGTATCGCATTATTCATATGTTGTACTAATCGACATATAAAAGTTATCCTATTTATTACTATTTTGATTGGCATTCGATGCAAATTATACAATGCATCCTGGGCCCGAAACGGCGGGCGCGGTGCAGTGCCCGTAAATGGATTAGCCCATCCGGCTGGCTCAGTCGGAGGCCATTCATTATCATTATGCATTGTTTGTCCACCAATATCAAATATCGCTAATGCATTAAACAAATCAGTCAATTGCGCGGTTGTTTCTACGGCTATGTATAATCCCAATCGAATTATATAAAATATAGTTACTTGTGTTGATCTCATATTTCTATATATATTATGCACCAACACATGATTTCCTTGTACCTGATTAATTAATATATTTGGCGGGGTTACATTTATATGTGGAAAGTTAAATATATCTGTATTTAATTGCGCCGGTTGAAAATCAATCGCATCTATTATCTGGCCATCTGGCCCCATTGGAGCTCTTCTAACTGCGACAAGTCCACCGATAACATTATCTGTTAAAAATCCCTGTAATATACCATTAACTGTATAAAATCCTGGCAAAAATGTATGATATTGATTATGTATTGCCTCTACAAAATTAATTCCAAACTGATCTGTGAAGAAACCCTGAAGAAGTGGGGTTTGACCCACTTGATCTATTGATGGTAAAATATCACCCTGAAGATACTCAAGTTGTGTAATAGTTGGCAATGTATGTATACGTGTAAATATCCAATTTTGATTTTGCCATAAATAATATACATTTAATGTAAATTGATCGGCAACACCCTCCACTACTGTTTGGGGATCAATTACAGTTAACTGTAAACCATTAACATTAATTGCAATTATATATATATTGCCATTTAATGGATTTATAAATAATGTATAGTAAGTCATCATAAATAATATATTACCTGCTCCGACTAATCGAGTTGTAATTCCATCTAATAAAAATACATCTCTTATTAAATTATCAGACACAAAGTCTAACACTGTTTTATGACCAAATATATTCATTAATCGAGGACGATTTCTTAATAATTCGTATCTATTTTGATGTAATGTATTATTATTTTCAATTACATAATACACCCCTCTATATTTAACTATTATAAATTTACTACTTCTTCGCTCCCTATTTATCATTGTTATGATCTCGTTTTGTGTATTTGTGTCATCACGCAAAGTATCCATTATTGCTTGAAATGTTGTTTCCGTAAATGTTACCCCGGGTGGTAGAGAGCACTGAAAGTTATCGACGGGAATTATTATACCTAATGTAGGTGTAGGTGTAGGTGTAGGTGTAGGTGTAGGTGTAGGTGTAGGTGTAGGTGTAGGTGTAGGTGTAGGTGTAGGTGTAGGTGTAGGTGTAGGTGTAATAATTCCCGTCGTAGTAGGAACTATAGATGGTATAAAAATAAACGGGGCATTTCCGGCTTGTGCTACTTGTAGAGGATCAATTGGAACTGTGATTGGAGCTGGATCTATATTAATAGTTCTAGCAGCTCCAGTGGGGCACGCCCCACTTGGTTGTGCCCCACTTGGTCGTGCCCCACTTGGTCGTGCCATCGTTGCATCGTATATTACTGCACCTAATGGCAAATCCCATCTATATACTCTTACTAAAGTATTTGGATTACCTAGATCATCTTGATCTTCTATTATAGGACTATTATTATTACGTATACGTATAAATTGACCAGTCTGCAAGTTCTTAAATAATCCTGCTCCAATTGAAAATGTATTTATATTATTTTTATTATATATAGAATATATAATATGGAATATAATTCCAATTAAGAAAAATATCAAATATATTATTATTTTCATCTTATATTATATTATTATATATTTTAATTTCTATATTCATTATAAATACTTGTAAAATAATTGTCGGCTTCAATATGAAATAATATACAATCTTCTTCTGTTTCAATATTGTAGAACCAATTACCTGGAATATATAATAAATTATTATTCATTAAATTCACCTGTATTGCCCATTTTTTTTTATTTTTATTTTCTAAATAATCGACATGCTTCGGATTATATAGATATACATTGCATTTTCCCGTTAAACACCCAATTACACAAATATTGTGTTTATTTTTATTTATTTTACTCACATTAGTTCCCTGGAATATAGATCCAAAATAATTATTATTTGATGAATAAAATAACTTGAATTTCTTATAAATATTATCACATATTTCATTACAATTTAATTCATCAAATAATTCTTTATTTTTATTAATAAAGATATCTTTATTAATATTAAAATCATTAAAACGAATGAGATTTTTATTATCTTTAAAATATTTAGTTGGATTATTATCGATTAATTTCTTGATAGAGATATCTTTATCAAATTGATAACTTATTAATACTGGATCCAATATAATTTTATTTTCCTCTAACTCACTTATATCATCAATTGATACTAGGGTTGAATTTTTATTATATTTATTCATATCCAGAATATTCTTAATAAACATAATTAATAAAAATAATAATGATAATTTTATAAAAATATCAATCATTAAGATATATAAAGATATCTTAATTAAATTTATAAAAATGACCGAAGAACACAACAATAAACCTATCCAAGTATATGATGGAGAAATTGGAGAATGCATTGGAAGAGTAAAATGGTTCAGTAAACCAAAGGGTTTTGGATTTATTACAATTATTAACGACTGCGAACATAATGGTACTGAAGTATTTTGCCATTTTAGTAATATTATGTCTGATAATTATAAAATTCTATTCTCCGGTGAATTTGTATCTTGTAATGTAACCCAAAATAATAAAGATGGTAGAATTGGATGTTTTAATGTTAGAGGTATTAAGGGGTATCCACTATTAACTGATAATGAGGAAAGTCATCATAGATCATTACCGAAAAATAATAATCATCAAAGAAATGTAGTTAGAGATGAAGATCCCGATGGAGGAGATGGTGATGATGGTGATGATGGCGGCGATGATCCCGAGAATTAAAGTAAGCATTCATCATAATCTTCTATTTTTTTAGTTTTTTTAGTTTTATTCTTTTTTTCATATTTTTCACTATTACCATTCAAATCAGTAATAGTTATATCATATTTGCATTTATTATAATATTGCAATCTTTTTTTACTTTGATTTACAAATAATGAGAACTCATCATTTATATCAATAATTAATGGGTGGAATTTCCTAGTTTCTTTTTTCTGTCTCATGATTCTGCCGACTGATTGGACTATATCTGATTTAGGTGATGCAAGTATAATTGTATTTAGCTTGGGTATATCCATTCCTTCAGATGCCATACTAAATGTTCCAAGAATAATATTTTTTTCTTGTGATTCTCTTAATTCTTGAGGTTTCATGCCACCAACATAATAACCAGAATCTATATCCAGTTCTTCTAATCCATTATGTATTTCCAATAAATGATCTCTTCTATCACTTAAAAATAATGTAGATCTACCCTCTTTATAGCATTCACATATTTTTTCAATTAATAATTCAGTTCTAGGTTTATATAAGGTTAAATTGGTTGTCATCTTTGGATAACAGGGTTTTCCCATTCTTGTATTACATATTCTATTATACTTAGGATCATCTGAATAATATTTAATAATTTGGACTTCAACATCATCTTTTATCTTTTTTTCATCAGACTTATATGATAGATCACCTATATACCATTCAAATACTTTTTTAAGTCCATCTTTCCTATTCGGTGTTGCACTTAAACCTAACATATATTTAGATGCAACCTTAGACATACAACGACTAAATACTTCTGCTCCTAAATGATGACATTCATCAAAAATACATAGACCAAAATCTTCAAATACTGATTCATCATATTCTTTCATAGATAGACTTTGAACCATCGCTAATACTATGTCTTTATTTTCAATATCAATT